GCCTGCGCCGAGCCACACGCGACCGGGCTGCCAGCTCCAGCCGTCATCGTCTACGGCGCCGAGGCGTTGCACGTTGACGGGCTGGCCTTGGTCTGCCGCCGTGAGCGTCACGCCCAGCAACAGGTCGATGTGCTCGGCGTCGCGGTAGTCGAGGTAAAACACCTGACCGTCCAGCTCGTACACAACGCGCAGCGCGCTAAGCGTTTCACCGGCCAGGCGCTGCACAGCAGCACCGCCGGCTGGACCTGGCTCGCCCGGGCGACCCGCTGGGCCTTGCTCGCCTACCGTGGTCGCGTGCACCTCGGGCTGCTGCAGGCTCACCAGGTACTCGCGCTCGAACTCGCCCGTTTCCACGTCGGGGATTTCCAGCACCGCCAGGTAGGCGTCAGCATCCATGGCGGCACCCCTGCTGCGGGCCGCCGTGGTAGTAGCGCGTCACGGTGCCATCGCTGAATGTCACATCCAGCGTGTACTGCCACTCGCCCGTCAGCAGCTCAGTCTGGGCGGGTGTCAGCTCGCGGGTGATGGTGCCTGGCACTGGACTGGCCAGGCCGCTGGCGAGCGTGAGCGTCAGCAGCTCCTGCCCCGCTCGGGTAAAGCGCATGGCCACCGTGGCGCCGGTCATATCCACCGGCAGTTTGTACACCAGCTCACCGCCGCGCGGCTGCAGGCCGGCGCCGGACAGCGCGTTGATCTCAAGCGTGCTGGTATCAATGCGTTTTGCCCGCCAGGGCAGCGCAGTGCGCGGGTCGCGGTTGAGGTCTTGCATGCCCGTTACGCCGCGCACCCACACCGGCCAGTCGCCGGACAGCTCGTGCTCGACCGTGAGCCGCACGCCACTCTCGCTCGCCGCTATGGCGGTGATGGGCAGGTATAGGAACTCCGGCTGCATCAGCCGCATGGTGTCGCGGTATGTGGTGCCCGGAACAACAGGCAGGTCTTGGCGGGCCGGCTGCATGGCTGGCTACTCCGAGTCGATTGGGGTCAGTTGTATTCGGTGAGGGGGGTCACTATCAGCGTGGCGCCACCGCCGTCGACACGGCGAAGGCTCATAGAACAGAGGCTGGCGGCAGTGAACGAGAGAATCTCACCGCTCAACGCGACATTGGAGTAAATCGGTCCGCCGAATGTGAACTCCACGGCGGTGCCTGTGGCTAACAACATGTCGAGCGGGAGGAGATTTCCGACCGTCAGGGTGCCAGTGCTACCGAGGCCGTTCATTACATCGTTATCAACCGCCATCCGCCGCCAGTCGGACTCGGAACCATCGCCAAAAACGCAAAACCAAATTTCCCCGGCATCCTCGTCGATGTAATGCGAGTTCACGGGCGCCACGACAACGCCAACAGGGCTGCCAACACCACGGTATTCGTGCTGTACGGTCATGCGATATCTCCTGCAGTTAGAATGTTACCGGGGCTGTCCACCAGCGGTTCGCCATTTGCATCGACCAGGGCGCTCGCCGGCAGATTGCCCGCCTCCAGTGCCGCAACGCGGGTGAGCAGGTCATTGATTTGCAGCTGCTGCGCGGCGATTGCCTGCTGCAGCCCCTCCAAAAATCCCGCCGTCACGGCGATGTACATCACGCTGCCAGCGGGCCAATCCTGCTCGAGCGTGCCCTCGAGCCCGCGCGTGAGCGTGGCCGAGCCGCTGACTACCACTGCCTCGGCGATCTCCCAGCGTTCGGCAGCCAAGCCCACGGCATCACTAAACGTCAGCCGGTAAGTGCCATTGGCTAGGGCTACGTCGAGCACCGTCACACCGGGCGCGAGCTCGACCGGCTCCCACCAGTTATTGATGAAGTTCTGCATGTGAGGCCTCTATACCCAACTGATTTGCGGGTAGCCGCCTGGCCACCCGTAGTAGTCGTCTGCGCGCACGATCTGCCCGGTTACCGGGTTACCGGTGCCATTCACCCAGCGCTGGCCGACCTCGGAGAAAAAACTGCGATAGAACGGCCCAACCACGGTGCGCGGGCGGTCCAGAGTGCGGCTCATGCTGCTGGCCACAATGCCGGCTGGGCCGATTGCCGGCCCTGAATAGGCCTCGACCTGCATCAGGTCACCGCCGCCCGGGTAGTCATACGGCTCGCGAGAGCGGCATAGGCTGGCCACGTTGTTGGAGTGCGCAACCAGCCACATGAGGCGCACGTCCTGCTCGCGTAGAACGTTGCCCTCGCCTGGCAGGGTGAGGATGTAGGCCACCGAGCCCATCACCAGTCCCTGCCCGGCGCGAAACACTGCAAACGGGTCAGGCTCGATGCCGCTGCCGCCGGCGTACGTGCCAGTCCAGGTAGCGACGTCATCCGGCAGCCCGCTCTCGCTAACCGTGCGCGTGGCGGTGAGCGTGGCGCCTACCTGGTCTATCTCCAGTTGCTCGCTCAGTGAGTGCTCGTCAACCACACTGCCGCCGTACAGCAGCTCAAACTCAGTGCTTCGGGTCAGGTCCCAGTGGCGGTCATCCACAGCCGTGGAAACGTAGTCGTAGGTCGCGACCTGGCGGCGGTTGTAACGCGCCGTGCGTACGGTACCGTCGTTGTCATACCAGGCTGTGAGCAGGGCCGATGTCTGCTCGGTCTCTTCGTCACGGTTACGGCTGCCGCCGCCAGGCGCTGTTGTATCGATGAGCGAATAGGTGGGGTTGCCCAGCGCGGTTTCGCGATCCTCCAGCAGGTTCAGGTTCAGATGCACCAAGGGATCGCCAGTCGGGCCGAACAGGGCTTTGTCGACTATCACCTCCACCAACCCGCAGTAGCTGACAGGCGCGCCGCCAGGCGAAGAGCCTGGCGCCGTGCCCGTTGGGTGCGGCAGGCCAACGCCGCCGAAGGCCAGCAGGCTGAGCGCAAACAGCATGCGGTTTTTATGGGCGCCCATGAACGACCATCTGACGCTGTAGTCGGCGGCCTGGCCAACCAGTCGCCACTCACCGGTCGTATTTTTTGCGGCGCACAACGGCTGGTCTGTACCCTGGCCGCGCTCAGCGAGAGACCAGGAGCGCGTGACGCTTTGCTGAACGCCATCTGCGTTACGCCAACCCAGGGTGAACGTGTCGGTAAAAATGGGGTAGTCGACGATCTGCGCTGCCGGCTCCTCATCCTCTTCCCACCACAGCGGCACGATCCGCCGGGCGGTTGTGAAGAAGCCGCTACCATCAGGCCGTAGGCCAGACCAGAAGTAGCCGTCGCGCATTATCGCCCGCCCCCACCACGCACCGCCGGCCGCCTCGACGACGGGGTCAGGTATGTCCGGGCGACCCATATCAAACGTCCAGGTAACCGCGCGGGCATCGTTGAACCTCGGCAGCGACATGCTGCCGCCACCGGCCAGTTCCAGCGTGCTGACGCCACCAAGGCTGACCACCCGCCCATGCCACGGCCAGCCAATCGCGACGATCTCGTCGTCATGCCATTCACGGAGCATTGAGGAAGATCCTCGTTTCCTGCGTGCCTTCGGCGTCCTGCATCAGCAGTTCATTGGTGGGCTTTCGAGTAAAGGCCACCAGGCCTTCGCTGGACCACACCAGACGATCAGGGTGATAGGTGCGCGACACTTCGGTGATGGGGCTCACCAGGCCACCACCGCCCCCGGACGAAGGCACCCGATTCGGGTTCCAACTCCCCACGCCCACCGCTGGCCCGCGCGTGCCGCGCCGCTCCAGTTGCGGCAGCTGGGCGTTTTTGCGGGGGCTTTTCTCCAGGGTGTTGAGGTCTTCCTTGATTCCGCGCCGTTCATTCACCAGCCGCTGACCAATGGCGCGGCGTTCATCGGCGCCAGTAGCGGCTCGGCTTGCGGCCATGCCCTGGGCGATGGCGTGGCGTTCGTCAGCGAGCGTCATGTGAACTCCAGCAAGTCATGCGGCACGGCAACGCGGTACGTGGCGGCCGTGCTCAGTGCCAGTTCGTCGATGTAAAACTCGTCAATCTCCGGCGCCTCGACGCGGAAGTCGCGCGGGTACTGCTCCGAACCCGGGAACGGCACGTCGTAGTTGCCGCTGAAGCCCATCAAGGTTTCATCGAACACTGGCGAGTCCGGGCGGCCGCCCAGTTGCGTCACCAGGTCACGCGCGGAGGCGCGGCCAGGGCCAGCCGGCACGGCAGGCGGCGCCGGCACGGTGATCGGGTCCGTGACATCGCCACCGCCCCGGCTCACGCCCAGAGTGATCGTGGTTATGGCAGTCTGCGCATCGATGCTCAGCCGGTGCCGCATCAACCACACCGGCGCCTGACAGCGGCAATTCTGGTCTTCAACGTACAGCGTATGCTGATAGGTAACGCCCATCGCATCGCTGGTCGGTACGTCGAAGCTCAGGCGGTTACCCCGGTGCGCGCTCAGTATCTGCACACGCGCCATGGCCACCGCGCACACCATCGCGGCCTGCCAGCGGCTTTGCTCGCGCAGGTTCACCACCCAGTCGCCGCCCTCATAACTGCCGCCGGGCTCGAAGCCCTTCCAGCCCGGCTCAGCGAACGTCTCGGCGCGCTCCTGGTCGGAGCTGTCGACGGCCAGGCGATCACGCCGGATCACCTCACCCGCACTGGCGATGCTGCCCGGCGCCTCGACGCGCAGGTTGTATGTTTCGGTCACGGCCTGCACCCAGCGCCGCGCACCCGTCCAGGCGCCGCCAAGCAGCAGGTCGGCGTAGGTGTTGATCCACACAAACTGCGGGTCACAGAACTGGCCGGTGTTCGTACCGTCTGTCACTGTCGGCGGCAGGCGGTACCACTCGCGGTTGAAGATTGCCCCGTAACCGGCGCCGGTAGTGCCCTCCTCAACCATCGGAATGTCCGGAAGCTCGGTCGTTTCGAGGTGCCAAACGCAAAACCCGCCGATACCGGTCAGGCCGCTCAGGTTCGGATGCTCCCAGTTGAAGTTGTCACGCCGCTCGCGCAGTTTCGGGTAGCGCCACAGGGCGTCCACTTCCACCACGTTCACGCGCTCATCAAGGTCGACCGGGCTCCAAGCCAGGCTGCGGTCGAGCGTTACGCCATCCCCGTAAACGAAGGCCGGCGCAGTAGCCGCCCAGGGCGTCACCACCAGCTCACCACCCGGCAGGCGGTTGAGGCTGGCCGCGCGGCTGCTCAGGCGCTCCTGCGCGTAGTCCCAGCGGCTACGACCAACGGGGTCCTCGAACAGGTCCGCACTCCAGTTGCCGCCCACCAGGGTATCCACCGCGGCGATGCTCAAGGCCTCGATGGCGTCCTGCAGGCGGTCGCTGCACTCCAGCGCGATGACGCTATCGACAGGTTCGAACGATGGTCGAATCACCCAGCCGTCGAACAGCAGGTATTCCACCCACGCGCCGTCACGCCACTCCAGGTAGTGAATGCTCAGCGACTTGCCGGTGTACCAGGTCGGGTCGACAGGGCCTGGGTCCAGCAGCAACGAGCAATCGGCCAGGCTGGCCGCGCCACGCTCAACCTCAACCTCGATATCACCCGTCAGCAGCTCACTCACATCCTCGCCGGCGAGCATCGCGCGTACATCCCAGAGGATGCTGTCACGCGGCGCCACCGTTACCGGCTCTGCCCCGCCGCCCATGCTGCCAGCGTTGATCGGCGCGCCGTTGATCAGTAGGCCGTTGATCATTCCCCGCGCTCCTCGGCCGTGAACGACCAGCTGTGCACGTTGGTGCCGGCATCCAAGCCACGAGTCGGGCGCGCCATCAGCACGGTGAACACCGGCATCCAGCACACCTGATATTCCAGCGCGCCGGCCACCGGCGTGATGGCCACCGCCTTGGTTGCAGCATTCCAGTTGATCGGGGTTTTCACCCAGTCACGCCCGGTGAACGCCAGCGCCCACGGCTCAACGTCCGGGCGCACGCTGCCCGGTATCACCGTACTCAGGCTGGCGGTGTACAGCTCCATCTGCTGGGTGCAGCGAAGCTCCAGCGGCTGGGTGTAATCCAGCCCTGCCAGCCCCGGCCCCATCCAGCCGTCGCCAGAGACGGTGATCTGCCAGAGCTTCTGCCAGTGCTGCATCTTCACCGCCCGGCCCCGGCTGCGGCGCAGCACCGGGCCATCGCCGAGCGGGGTGTAGGTTTGCTGCGGCACGCCATGGGCCAGGCGCAGAGGGACACCGCCCAGCATCACGGAAGGCATGGCCATTCAAATACTCCAGGCATGAAAAAGCCCGCACTGGGCGGGCTGTTTGGTTCAGCGTGCGCGTCCAGGGCTGCCGCGTTTCAGCGCTTCACGGCGCAGGGCTTCTGCAGTGCTGCGCGGCATGCGAATCGGCGCCGGGCCGTTGCCGAGGTCGATCACCATCGAACCCCAGTCCTCATTGCTGCCACCACCACTGCCGCCATCCAGTTGCTGCTGAAGGGCTGGGGCCAGTGAGGGGATGGATGGCACCGGTACCGGGCCCATCACCCCGCCGGTGGCGAAGCGCGGGGTGCGCAGGTTGTTGAGCTGGTGAATCAGATCAGCGCCGTAGTACTGCACTGCTCGAGCATTGATGACTCCCTCCCCGTTGGAGAGGCGAGCAAGAATGCTGTCGCTGGTGCCGGTACCAGGGCCGCGCAGGATGCCGCCAGTGGCCAGAGCCGGGACGGCTGTGGAAGGCTCAGCGGTGCCGCCGCCCGCAATATCCGGCATCAGCACCCGCACCGGGATCACCACCTCTTTCTGGTTCAGCTGCGCAACCAGGTTTTCGATGGTGCTGCGCACCTGCTCGATAGTCGCGTCGTCGGTCTTGACCGAAACCGGCATTTCCTTGAGCTGCGCGGCCTGATCCTTCAGTTGCTGCATCTCATCGCGGATGCTGGCCAGTTTGTCCTCGGCGTTGCTTTCCTCGAGGTCGTTGGCCGCCATCTCGATGTCGCGCAGCTCACGGACGAAGAAGCTGAAGCCCACCGTGCTCTCGCCAGCGGCTGCCAGATCCTGCAGCACCTTCAGTGCCGCCTGAGCCTGTTGCTGGGCGCCAGCGATATCGCCGTTATCCAGAGCCGCCTGCGCACCACGCCGCAGGGCGTTGTACTGCATCAGGCTGGGTTCGCCACCCGGGCCGCGCTGAATGTCAGCCAGCGCCTGCTGGTATCGCTGATCGATGGCCAGGCGCTCGTCGCGCACCTTTTGCAGGTCGGCGGTGGCCTTCTTCTCGGCCGCCACCAATGCCTTGGCGCCATCTTCGGCAGCCTTGATCTGGCTTTTGCGGAGGGTTTCGATGTTGGAGATGTAGGCGGAGTAATCAGCAACCTGCTTGTTTTGTGCGGTTCGGGCGGCTTCGGAGGCCTCTTTCGCCAGGGCCTCGACCTCGGCATTAAGACCGGTCTGCTGCTCAACAATAGTGGCGCGGAAAGCCACCAGCGCATCTCGCTTCGCCTGGAGCTCTTCTTTGCTGTAGAGCAACCCGTCGATAGTCGTGCTCAAGCCCGTACCGGAAATGCTGCGATCCAGATCAGCAATCTGCTGATCGACCTTATCCAGCTCAGTCACCAATCCTTGTGAGTTGGCAGCAATAAAGGCGATCCGGTCGCCAAGGTTAACGAACTCCGAAGCAGCCTCTACACCAGTTGCAGCAAGGCTTGCGAGCGCAGATGCGAGTTTGACCAGGTTGTCTATCACAACCGGGTCGCTGAGCGTCTTGCCCAAGTTGTTGATGCTGTTAATAAGCGGCTGCACATCGGCTTGGCCGATTGCCTCGCGCCAGCGATCAGCCAGCTTGGTCATTGCACCGCCAACGGTGTCGGGCAGCGTCTCGGCCTCCTTGCGCAGCGTTTCCAGCTGACCAGTCAAAGCATCAGTGACCACCTGCGCGGTGAGCTGGCCTTGCGCAGCCATCTCTTTCAGCGCGCCAACCGGCACGCCAATTCCGTCAGCTAGCGCCAGCATCAAGCGTGGCGCCTGCTCGGCCACGCTGTTGAACTCTTCACCGCGCAGCGCGCCAGCACCCAGCGCCTGCGCGAACTGGATAACACCGTTCTCAGCTTCCTGCGCCGTGGCGCCAGATACTCGGAACGAAGTCGAAACCGCTTCGGTGACCGCCAGAATATCCTGCTGGCTGCGACCAGCCTCACGCAGCGGGCGACTGATACGACCGTACAGGGTGACCAGCGACTGCACTGGCGCCTCAGTTTCCTGCGCAATGCGGCTCAGCTCTCGCTGGGCGACGTTGAACTCTTCCTGGCTGGTGGTGGCCAGGCGCAGGCGGGCATTCATCAGGTTATAAGCGTCGGCGGCGCGCGAAACGGCTGTGATTGCTGAAACGGCGGCATAGCCAGCGCCAACCGCACCTACAGCCCCGCCGATGCCGCCGGCCAAGCCGGAGATGCCGCTGGCAGCGCGCTGCTCGGCGGTCATCGCTCGCAGCGCGCGCTGGGTTTCGCGCACGCGCTCAGTCATCGAGCGTTGAGCGATGGAAAGCTCCTGCGTGGTCAGCTTGCCGGAGGTGCGAAGCAACTGGTACTCAGCCCGCACGCGGCCGATCTGGGATTGCAGCTCGCGGTAACGATTCACACCCAGGTTCTGGCGGGCCTGCTCAAGGTTGGCGGCGCGCTGCTCGCGGGCAACCTGCGCCAGCGCCGCCGCGCGGGCACGAATCCCCGAAACCGCTGCATCGTTGCGGCCGGCAGCCAGGCCTGCTGTCAGCTCGTCATTCAGCCGACGCTGCTCCTGCGCCAGCCGGCTGGTATCGATGCCGGCGCCATTCAACTCGCCACGCATGCGGCTAAGCTGGGCTTGCTGGCGGGCCTCGACGCGCTCCAGCCGCTGCAGCTCGCTGGCCATGTCGCGATACTGCGTCTTCAGGCGTTCGCTCGGGCGGTCGGTGTTGATCAGTTCGCTCTGCAGGGCTCGCAGCTGATCCTTGGCCCCGCGCACAGCCTTGCCGGTTGCCTCAAGGTCGCGCTCCAGATCGCGTGCGATGTTTACTTGGCGCAGCGGCTTTTCAACCGCGCGCACCATGTCCTGGTATTCCTTGCGGAAGCCAGCCACCTCCTTGGTGGCTTGGTCCAGGTCGGCCGTCAGCCGCAGTTCAACATCAGTCATGGCATCAGCCTTTCATCGCGCGTCGAAAGAGGGTCCACGGGTATTGCCATACAGCGTGATGGCCAAGCCGTATCAACTGGCAGGCCGCTTCATCCAGTTGTCTCAGGCTGTCTGTCGCAGGCTGGCTACCTTGGCCAGCATGCGAAAAAAACTGGGGTTTGCCTCCTTGCAGCCATCAACCAAGGCTTCCAGATCACTGGGTAGCATCTGCTCCAGGTCGGCCAGCTTGAGTCCGGTGAACAGCGGCAGGTCAGGCAGGCGCACATCCTCCAGCAGCAGCTCGTCGATCAGGTCGCTGCCAGGCTTCGCCTCTAGTAACCCACGCACCTGGGCAACAGTCAGCTCCATGCAGCACACGCGGGTGCCGTTGCTGAGTGTTTTGATAACGGACTTACCGGTAGCGCCTTCGCTCATCTCAATCTCCAGGCAATAAAAAACCCGCCGAAGCGGGTTGTGTTTTGTGTGTGGGCTCAGCCCTTGAATCTGATCAGCTTGTTTAGTGCTCTATCCGTACAAAGCAGCCGGACCTTGTTGCCATCTTCAAACACTACCTCGGCAGCGTTTTGCTTTTCCGATGCGAAGCCGCCAAGAGAACCCAGCAGCACGCCGGCCAGCAAGCCAATAGGCCCGGCAATCAGTGATAGCAAAAGGCCCAAGAAGAAAACTCCCAACAGAGCACGGCCAAGGCTGAAGCCTTTGCTGACCACTTCGCCGGCCTCAACGCTGGTAACCTGGCCAGGCTGATAGCTCGCATTTTTTGAAGACTCAACGTGCAGTTTTCCGCCGCCTATGAAAGCAGACCCTTTAAGGCCAAATGTCCCTGCAATGATCTTCATGTTTCCTCCATCTCATATGGAGGAACTCTAGCCGATCAGCGCCAGCACCGAAACCCGGCCATCCCTGGCAGAGCCAGGATCAGGCCGCAGCCCTCTCCTTCTTGATGCGGAAGTACTTCGAGGTGCCGGCACCGACGCGGTTGTCATCGCGCAACACCTTGGCGGTCGCTTCGAAGGCGCCGAAGTCTTCGGTGTTGATCCAGTCCATGGTGGTCGCTAGGTTCAGGCGGCACATGAAGAAGCGGGCCTCGACGCGCTTCTGCGTGCCGGCGGCGTTCTCGCCCTCGAACAGAAATTCGAAGGTCTTGCCGCTGTTGGTCAGCGCCTCGATCACGTCGACCTCGGCCGAGCTGTAGTCGACGCTGACGTTGTAGGGCGTGACGCCGGCCGCCTCAATGGCAGCCTCCAGCGCGCCACCGGCTACTACCTGGATGCCGGAACCGGTCATGATCCAGTCGTCGTCCTCGTCGAAGTCGGTATCTCCGGCTTCGTTGCTGACACCGGAGATGGTCAGCGGCATATGATCCAGGGCGATGGTGCCATCGACACCCGCGCGCTTGATCTCGCCGGTATGGGTCGCGGCCGCCACGTTGCTGACATCACCCCACACCAGGGAGGCGAACACCCAACTGAAGATCTCGCGGAAGTTGATGTTGAGCGTCACGCCGGTCACGCGATCGAGCGAGTCGTACTCGCCGCCCTGCGGGGTGGTGGTGTCGTTCAGCGTCAGCGAGTTGGTCTCGGTGGCGTGCTGGATGGTCGATACCAGCCCGACCTTCTGGAACGGCAGGCCACTGCCGTACTCACGCGCCTTGAGGTGACCGCCGATCACCACGGTTTCTTTTTTGATGGCCATGGGTCACTTCTCCTCGGCTTTGGCGACGACTTCCAGGCCTTGCAGCCATTCGCGCTGACGCGCCGTCACCTTGATTTTCTGGCCCGGCTGCAGCTCTTTGCCGGCGTGGGTGTGGGGCTTGGCGAGGGTGACCTCGAACAGCTCCGGGGCCTTTTTCTGGGCGGCCGCATCCCCTGCCTGCACGGCAGTACCTTTCTGGGTCATGGGGTTACCTTTCGATGATGGTGTGCAGATGCACGGGGATAAGCACGCTGGCGGCGCGCTCGCCGTTACCGGGCGGGAACTGCTCGGGCGCGCCAACGGTGATGCCCTTGATGCCAGCGCGGAATGGAAGCCAGGTGGAACTCGCGCCCTCCCCCGGTACCAGCGCCAGCAGCAGGTCGCGCTCCAGATCGTCGAGCGCGTCCTCGTACTCGTTCAGGTCGGCCTGGATGACGCCGACCACTGAGTAGCCGTTGAACTTGATCAGGCCGCCGGGGCCAGGCTTGGGCGGTAGATCCTTGCCCTTCTGGATGCAGATCAGCGGCAGGTTTTCCTTCTCGGTTTCCAGCACCTCGTTCAGCCATCCCGTTTTCACGTTGTGGCCGGCATTGGTGCTGTAGCCGTTGGCGACGGTGACTGACTGCATATGCTGAACCAGGGCCTTGCGGCCCAGGCTGATGGGGTTCGGCTTCATGGCTTCATCTCCATACAGGCAGCGGTGGCCATGTGGCCGTCGTCCATGATCTTCTGCTCAACGATGAACCGGCGCCCGGCATGCACGAACACGCCGAGGCGGGTCACGTCCTGCAACTGCGCCTTGCGCCAGGTGATGCCAACGGCCTCGGTCGGCAGCATGCCGTCCGGCCCGTTCTGCATCAGGTTCTCGTCGACCATCACCTCGACACACAGCACGGGCGGCAAGCCGCCCGGTGGCTGGTACTCGGCGTGGCCGTCCTTGAGGTGCGCGACCACACGCTGGTGCATGCGGTCACGCATGGCGGCCCAGCTCATGGCTTAGGCCGTGACCGGATGGCCCAGCGAGCCATTGAGGCGCACGGTGCCGGTGGCAGACGGGTTGGCGGCCACGGCAATGGCGACGCCGGCCAGGTAGTTGCCAGTGCCGGGCACGTTGGTCAGCACGTTGGTCGCGGCGATGGCGTAGACCGGCTGGCCAATCGCCCAGGCCTGGGCGCTGGTCTTGGCCAGTTCGAAGCAGCCGGTGGTTTTCAGTTCCACTGGGTCGCCTTCGGCTTCGGTGGTGGCGGCTACGCCCAGCAAGCCATTGACGCGGTAGAGCTGGCCGGAAACAGTGCCGCCAGTCGGGGCCGGAACGGTGATCATGTCACCGTGCTGTTTGAAGTTCTTCATATCGGGTTCCTCGAATCAGGAGAGCAGAAACGACAAGGGCGCCCGATGGCGCCCTTTGTCGTGAGGGTTGGCGGTTACGCGCCGGCGTTTTTGTAGACGCCGCGGTAGTCGATCCAGCCGGCACCGAACACCAAGCGGGCCTTGATTTCCATGCCGTCGACTTCGAAGCCCTCGCGGGTTTCGGTGAACACGCCCTGCTCACCTTCCAGGTAGGCGTACTCGAAGGTATCGACCATGCCCGGGGCGGCGTACAGGTACCACTGGTTGCCGGTGATGCGCGCGTCGACGATCACCTGCAGCGAGGTGTTGCGGCTGTCGTTGATGTCGGCATTCTTGGCCGGCACGTAGTTGGAGCTGGTGAACTGGAAGGCTTCCAGCTCCTTGTCCGGGCCAACCACCAGGTACTGCGGGCCGAGGTTGAGGAAGTGGCCGGCCTTGGACTTCTGCTTGCGCATGGCAGCGCGGGCAGCGGCCAGGGTGGTGGTGTTGATTGCGCCAGCGCTGGCCGCCAGGTTGCCGTGAGCCGCATCGAACACTGCCACGTTGTCCACGAAGTTCGGGTTGCTGAGCAGCAGGTCCCACACCACGTCCGACTCGGTCTGAGCAGCCGCGGCGCCCAGCGCTTGCGGAATGCGGGTCAGCGCGGACAGGTCATCGTTGACGATCGACTCCCAGGTGATGGCAATGATCTTGCCGTACTTCACCACGCGAATCGGGGCGCCTTCTTCGCCCAGGGTGCCGTACTTGTACTCACCGTGCTCGTTCACCTTCTCCAGCGCGGTGATGTCGCCAAGGGCGACGCGAGTCACTTCGCGGAAGTCCGGCACAGACGTCTGGCGGCCCAGCGGGCGCCAGGTCTGCGGCGCCAACTCATAACCGGCGCGCAGGGTGCGGTTGACGGTGCTGCCCAGCAGCAGCGGGAAGTCGCTGGTGGTGTGCATGCCAGCGGCGCGGAAGGCCTGGCGGTCGCAGCCCAGTGCAGCGCGGGCCACTTCCTGCGGAGTCATGCCGCGCACGGTACCGCCGACCATTTCCACGCTCTCGCGGGCCATGTCGATCAGGCGCATGCCACGGAACTCACGGCCGCCGTCCTCGAGCTTCACGCTCGGGTCGCAGCGGTGCAGCAGGGCATTGAGCATGCCGCCGCGCTTGGCGAGCACCACCGACTGATCGACGTTGCTGGTGACGGTCGGCTGGCTGTTGCGGGTTTCCGGCTGGTCGGACTTCTGGCCTTCGGCCAGTTTGTCGATCATCGCGGCGCTGGCATCGGCGACGGACACACCGCGCTCGACCAGATCATCGGCGAACTCTTCCGGCAGGCCGACCTTCTTGGCCATTTGGCGAATGGTCAGGCCGCGCTTACGCTCGGCCTCCAGGGACTCACGGCGGATTTGATCCTCGGCCGCGCGCTTATCTTCATCGGTCATCACTTGTTCCTCTTGGGTGGTGGCCACGGCGGCCGGTTGCACGACAGGCTCAGCGGCCTGACGGGTTTCGAAAATGGTGGAGTAACGGGGGCCTTTGTATTCGCCTTTGTCGTCGGCGATGCGGAACTTGCCACCATCGTCGAAGCCCACCGGCACGACGGAAAGCTCGGTAGGCTCCCAGTCAACTGCCCGGTAGATGGGCGTCATGTCTTCGCCGTCTTCGACGAGCACATAGCGGTGCACGATGTAGCCCACGCTGATGTTGCGCAGGATGCCGTCGCGGATATCACGGAAGATCGGCTCGACCTCCTCGCGATTGCTGAAGCGGATAAGGGCGCGCCCCTCACCGCCTTCAATCCAGGCGCGCTCCACAACGCCAATGACGGCGTCAAGCTCCCATTGGTTATGCAGGTTCAGGAACGGCGCGCCGTTGTTCAGGCGCTCCATGCGCAGGGCGGTATCGCTGACTTCCAGTTCTTCCTGGTACTCACCGATGGACCAGCTCCAGCGCTTACCGCGCGCTCCGGTGGTCCAGGTGATCTCTACGGTACGGTCTTCGATGTTGACCGTGCCCGGGCGGACCGCTGCGCGAATACTCTGCAGCGGGGTTTCAAGCGTTTGCGTCTGCATCGCGGTCATCGTTCGCGCTCTCTTCATTGGCCGGCGCCGGATCGACGTCGGTGGATGGAATGACGGTGCCCTCCGGGCGGGCCTGGGTCAGGCCGGCGTTGGATACCTTGCGGGGGTCGCAGTCGAACACCAGGCCGAGGTCGTCGAACATCTTGTTGGCGTTTGCGATGTCCTGGGCGTGGGCGGCTGGGTCCGTAATGCCTAGCTCGCGCAGGGCGTTTGGCCAGGTGATCAGGCCGGAGCGCAAGCGCGCTCTGACGGTCTCTGTTTCCGACTTCGGGTCGACCATCTCGCGGCGCGGAGGCACCCACTCGGCTTTCACTTCGGTCAGCACAGCTCCAGGCAGCAGCGCCTGCGCCTCCATAAACCACTGCCAGGCGCGCTCGCACATCTGCGGGATGAGCATGCGCCACTGCCATACGTCCACCCGGCGGGCAAAGTGCAGCCAGCCCATGCGGCCGCTGGAGAAGTTCACGCCCTTCAGGTCGCCAGTGATCAACTCGTAGGGAACGCCCAGGCCAACGGAGATGGCATGCAGCGCCTGCCAGCTGTAGGGCTGGTAGCCGTTGAAGGTGGGCGGCGCTGCGAAGCTGACGCTCTCACCCATGTTCAGCTCCTGGATGATGCCGGGCTCCATACGCTCGATCAGCGGAACCGCCTTGGTTGACCCGCCAGTACCATCCTTGGAGACGAAGGCCGCGAAGCAGGCAGCGATCTTCGCCTGCTCCATCACGGCGTCTTCCATCTCGTCGAAGTTCTTGAGGCGCTGCATCACCGGAGCGAACCAGGTGTACCCGCGCGCCTGGCCGGCACGCTTGGGGAGGAACACGTGGATCACGTCTTCTGCCGGCACGCGGCGCGACTCGATCGAGCGCATGGTGGCGCTGGAGCCTGGGTGCTCGTCGAACAGCCAGAAGGCTACCCGCTTGCCCAGGGCGTCGAACTCGATGCCCTGGATGATGACGTTGCTGCCGGTGGCGCCGCTCTTGGCGTCGTCGATGAAGTCCGGCTCGAGCACCTGCAGTTGCAGCGGCACGGCAAGGCCATCGGTGCTGTATCGGCGGCGGCGGCGAATAAGGCATTCGCCGGACTCCGTGACGCACTCCATCACCTTGTGCTGCAGGCCGTAGAAGTTCTCCATCCCATCGGCGTCGCACTGCAGGCTTTCGCCCCAGGCATACCAGAGTTCGCCAAGGCGCTTGGCTTGACGCTCCTTGTCGATCAGCGGGCGTGGCACGATGCCGGCGCCGACCACGTTGTCGGCGATGCCGGTAATTGCGCGCTCGGCATAGGGGTTGTTGCGGCGCAGTTCGCGTGCCCGGTTGCGCAGCACGGCCAGGGCCGAGCCGTTCTCGGTGTTGGCGTCGGCCCCAGCTGCTCGCCAACCTTGGTTGCGGCGCCCGCCGGCAGCGCCTTCGAAACGGCGCTCCATGGCGTTGAGCATCAGGTCAGCGCGCTTTTTCTCCAGGCGAGCCATGGCGCGCTTCGCGGCATAGCCGGGAAACAGCGAGTCGATCACGCTCATGCTCAGTAGCCTTTGGTGAATGAGGTCAGGCGGCGGCCGCCGGCGGTGTCTGCGTTCAGGCCAAGTTCGTTTTCCATTAGCCGCAGGATCTGCAGCATCTCGGAAACCGAGCGGTAGGTGACGCTGCGGTCGGCGTAGCGCACCTGCAGTTCGCCACCCGCGATGGCGGCCTTCAGCGCCTGGTACTGCTCAAGGGTGTAGGCCATGGCTATCGCTTCCAGTACTTGGATTTCGCCCGTGGGCGTTCTTGGTTGTCTGCTGCTGCGTCGCCGCCTGGACGGGGCTCTGCCGACAGCACGTCGAGGTCAAGCCCGAAGCGCTGCTGGCTTATGCGAAGCGCCGCCAGGGCGCCGACGAAGCAGTCGAGCGCCTCGTTGCGGCGACCTTGGTTGTCCCAGCGCAGCACACGCTTACCCTGGGTGACTTTCGGCACCTTCACTTCGCTGACCAGTTGCCGGACTTCGCTCTCGTCGCACACGTCGTCATTGGCTGGCAGGTGCACCACTCCGGGCTGCGCCTCTCCGGCCTGCGACTTGGCAGTGTCCAGGGGCAGCTTGAGGCGGCTGTAGATCAGCTCCTTGGCGTTGTCGGTGCCGATCTCGGTCAAGTAGACCTTCGACTTGTTGCGGGTGCGCGGCATGTTGGCAATCGGCTTGCCGTACACGCTGGCGCCCTTGGTGGGGATTACCCACAGCACGCCATGGCGCAGGCTCTCGCCGTACACCTCGTCGGTGTAGTGGCCGCCGGAGTCCCAACCCCAACGGTCGACGCGCATCACCAGGCCGTCGGCGCGGGTGAACTGCTTCTGCAGCTCCGCCGCAACCTTGCGGCGCAGCACTTCGCTGGCTGGATCGCCCATCAGGATGAATCGGTAAACCAACCAAGCTTCTTCACCAGGACCCCATGCCCACACACGGCCTTCGTAGCGGTCGTCCTGGGTGTCGATGAAGCCGGTAAGCACTACGGCGCGCTGCGGTACCTGGCCTGTCCAGACCTCGCGGCGGCCATAGAGAGCGTCCCACTCGACCTTGTCCTGGGTCTCTTCCCACACCTCGCCCAGCGTGGTGTTGGTGAAAGTGATCAGCTTCTCGCGGTCGCCCTTGATCTTAAGGAACTCGGTGGCGATCTTGAGCCACGTCGACCAGGTGCTGTAGATCGCCCAGCAGTAGAAGGCGATCGAGCGCGGGGTACGGATTGGCTCGCCGTCAGGGCTGAACCAATCCATGGAGTCGCGCGTCCAGATGCCGGTCACTTCGCAGATCCAGCGGCCAGTCTTGGAGGCCTCCACCATATCCGGATGGAAAAAACAGGTCTTGCAGTGCTCGCAGACGTACCAGGCCTTCACCGGTTCGCCGAGCTCGTCCTTGTCCCACTTCAGGCCGAAGTCGCATTCCTTGCCGCCGAACTTCAGCGTTTGCTCGCCACGGCAGTGCGGGCACTCGATGTGAAAGCGCAGGCGAATCGGCGACTCGCTGGCGGCCTTGCTGACCTGGCAGGTGCCGGCCTTCTTCGGCGTAGAGCCGCGAATCGACTTGGGGTACACCGCGCCATCCAGGCGCTTGTCGCCGAGGGTGACCGGGTCGCCCTCGCCTTCCACGTCGGCATCGAAGTTCGACAGCTCGTCGTAGATGACCTCGTCCGCCGACTTCTCGCGGTAGTTGCGCGAGGCCTTGCCGCCGCGCACCCATAGGGTCTTGCGGTTGGCGAATACCTTCTGGTCGAGGGTATTGTCGCTGTGCTTGCGGCCGAACCATGGAGCCAGCTCGCGCACCACCGGCACGTCGCGGATCAGGCCGTTGACGTGGCTCTTGCTGATGTCCTCGGCGTCAGGGTCGGTCGGCGACCACATCATGACGTTGCGGCGCTTGTGCTGGATCTTGTAGCCGATGTTGGCCAGCAGCAGCTTGGTGTAACCGATGCGCGCCGACTTCACGAAGTTGACGACCGCGATCAGGTCATTGCCCATCGCGTTCAGGATCGCGACCTGGAACGGGTCCGTCGTCCACTTGCCCTCGTTGTAAGAGGACTCGGACGACATGTAGAAATGTTTGTCTGCCCACTCCACCGCCGTCAGCGGCGGTTCCTTGTACATCCCCTGCAGGCCAAGCCTGACCGCCTTGCCGAGATCAGTGATCCATGGTTGCAAGGTACTCATCGAGGATTCCTGGTAGGTCGTCACCGAACTGCGCGGTGATGTTGCGGGCCATGGCTATCTCCCGCTCCAGGGTTTCCAGAATGCGTGGGTCGATCTCCGGATGCCGGCGGCTGACTGTCTTTCCTACAGTCTCCAGTTTCGAGCCGATCTGAGCGGCGATCTTGGCCAGTGCATAGGTGGCAAATGGCACCGGCACCAGGATCTTGTCGTTGACCTGGTTCTTCTGCTCTTGGGCGTATGCCTGGGCAGTGGTCAGGCGAAGCTTCTGCTGAGTCAGCTTGGCATCGGCCAGAGGATCGAGACCTTCTAGTTCCGATCCCATGGGTTGTTGTTTGCGGGCGGCGTGCTCGACGCGGTTCTGCACCACATCTTGCACCCGGTAGAAGGCCTCACGGCCAACTCGGGCGACAGGCTCAACGCCCCATTTATCGAAGGCTTGCGGGGATATGCCGAGCGACTTCGCCATCTCGGACTTGTTCAACCATCCCGGCTGCTTGGTTGTTTCGTTCTTGGCCATGACTAAACAACAACCAACCTCCGAAAAATGCCCATACATAGTGGAAGGGCGGGGCCCGAATTACCCTCGGGGCACCCCCACCCGGGGAGGACCCAAAGTGCCCCACCCTGGTGCATTAGCGGCGGCGAGTGCCGATGGCACGGGCCAGCGCGAGCTCGAACTGGATGGGCAACTGATCTTCAGCGATGCGCTCAGCAACCCCAAAGAAGTCGAGGCGCTTGGTGTACGAAGGCCCGCGCACGAAGGCAAGGACGATGCGGATGTTGTTCCTACTGCCCTTGCCGTAGCCCAAGCGCTCAGCAATGCCGATAGGCCTGCTGCCCTTCTTGAGCAGGAAGTAGCGACGGTTGCCCTTGCGCATGGAGCGACGGCTATCGGTGGCATTGGCGCTGTAGCCTTCCTGGGTGAAGAGCTGCGCGCCCGATAGCATCTTGTTCAGGTGCCCACGCCCGATGTTGCCGTACTGGTCCAGGTCCAGCTTGTCGCCTGGCACCACGTATTGGCCAGAGCCAAGCACACCCTTACGGCGCAGCATCTTCTCGAACCCCTTCTCACCGCGGCTGCCTCCATATATCTGAGGCGTCAGCCAGGTGGATGCTGCCCTGCCCTTGCCCCACTGCCCCTCCTGGCCTACTACGTTTCCCGCACTGTTGGTGCTGCGACCATCCTTGATCCAGACCCGCGCCTCCATCCTGTCTTTGGTCGCAGGCTGGATGAACAGGCTATTCAGGGTGGTCCGCGTCGGCCGGTCGAATACCGTCTCCATCTCCTGGCGCACGCCCTTCTGCACCTCCTGTGCAGTTCGGGTCAGTGCAAGGGCAGCAGCGAAAGGCAACTGTTCACGCTCCAAGCGATCCAGCGTCTGCAGGCGCTCCCGAAGGCCGGTGAATGTGACCTTGAAGGTCATGGCCTTGTCTCGCGGCGCTCCTTGCCATCCCAGCGCCATTCGTTCAGGAATATCTGCGGATAGTGCGCGAGCGCATACAGGCTCACGCCGAGGTGAAGCAGCACCTCCCAAATCGAGGGCTGCTTGCCGGCATAAAGCGAAACCAGCATGCCGAACGCACCGACGACCACCAGGTAGAAAGCCGAGCACACCAGAGGCTGATCCATGAAGAACACTGCGCGCAGATAGTCCAGCGCGGCCAGCAGGATCAGAGCGCAAAGCAGTGCATCAACGCTGATCAGAATGGTTGCCATGTCAGGCACCTCGCAGTGCGAGTAACCGCTCGAGCGCCGCCTTCACAGCAGGAATAAGGTTCATCGCTAGCAGACCGATCAGAAAAGCCACGCCGTAACGCGACTCCAGATCACCCGGCAGGCCGAAGTAGGTAACCACGAACGGAGTAGTGAACACAGACGATGCAAAGCCGGTCAGCACCGCCACCACTGCCTCCTTGCGGGTCAGCCCCTTGAGGAAGCTCAGCGAAAGGATGGCGCCGACGAAACCAGCGATCACAGCACCGTACTTCGCCAGCACGGCGCTGCCTGCGGTGGTCGGATCCATATGCCTCTCCAAATAAAAAGCCCGCACATGGCGGGCAGAGCGACGGGCTAGGGAAGCCGCCGCGGAGCATCAGAGTAAATCGGCATCAGATTGCCGAATAAGCAGCCACAACCAACGATTAAAGGCATCAGAATGCCCAAATGATGGCTTGGCGCGGAGCAGAAACTAAAAAGCCCGGCGCAGTGGCCGGGCTTTCGAGATCGTTCTGAGGGACTCTCCCCTCAGAGGTCACACCACTTTCTACCCCTGACGCGCGTGCAGAGGTTGATGCAGGTGTCGCGGTACTCACAAAGTAAAAGCCCAGCTTGATAGCTGGGCTTGAGTGCGGTCCTTGGTCAATCCCATATGCGCGCAGGAATGACAGGATGAACAAACTTTCGGCCATCCGGTCATTCAAGTCAAGCGGCATGTGAGAACAAAACGCCCTCTGCCTGCAGGATGGTCTCGGCGTGCTGCAGCGCCTCCTTCACCATCTCATCCAGTACCGCACCAACGCCCTGCCGCCAGCGCCGGCGAGTGCGCTCAGGATTGGCCGCCAGATCCCAAGTGTTCATATCGTAGAACGAGGACGGCAGCACGATCATGTCTGACGAGCGCTTGCCTTCGGCGCCCTTCAGCGGCGGGATAGCCCAGGCAGTGACTGCCTTGTAGACGAACAACTTCGGCGCTGGCGAGGCGATCAGCGGGGCCAGCGCACTGATGGCGCCCACCTTGCGCCCCTTGTGCGTGCCATAGCGAGCCGCCAGCGCGTGCCAGTGCCGCGGGATCAACTCGCTATGCAGGCGGGCGAACACCCAGCAGTCGATCAGGTCGCGATCAGGCACGCCACCCCGCCCGACCATCGCCGTATCCAGGTCGATCAGCTTCTGCCAGGCCTGGCGAGACGTGCTGTCCTTGCACTCAGCCGCCAGGGCCGACACCACCGCACTCAATACGCTCGAATAAACCATGACCTTCCCCTCAATCCCCGGTGAAGTGCGCCCCGCCGGCGCCCTTCCTGTTGTTGCCTTGATAACCAACCGCCGCGCCCAGCTCCGGCATCAAGCCGGCCTGCTGCAGGACGCGCTGCATCCGCTTGCGCTCATCGCCCGACATGGCCAGGCGCAGCCGCAGCTGCTCGACCAGTTCGGGATACTCCAGCGCCGTACCGTCCGGTTTCACGAAGCCGCCGCCGTTGCAGCCGGCGCACGCCAAGAGATGGAAGATGCCCCGGATGCGGCCAGCGCCCCGGCACACCTCGCACCGCTCCAACGGAATCATGCGCGCTCTCATTGCGCTTGCACCTGGCGCGCCGTGGGATCCATTGCCAGGTACGCATTGATTTCGAGCATGGCCTCCTCAATGCCGCGACACACAACGGCGCGGTATCCCTCAGCCTTTAGCTTGGCGAGCATGTCCCTCTGCACACCGCTGACTGCTGCGTCATGCGGGGGCGTAGCCTTGAACTCGATGAACAGACCGAAGAATCCGCCACGGGCCTGGGCCAGCTGCAGGTCAGGCACGCCAGCCTTCACGCCTTGGGCTTTCAATTTCCCAGCGGTCGCCTTGGTGCGAGCACCGCCGTTGGGCGTGTGCCAGGTCACCGCATAGGCTGCGCGGTGCTGGATCTCCAGCCACCTCACAAGCATCTGCTGCTCTCGGCCTTCAAAGTCGATAGGGCGGACTAAGCGCATGGTTCGACCTCGCGCTCCTTCTGCTGCTCCGGCTCGAAGTCGCCACGAAGTGGCATCAAGTGCCTTGGGGCGATAAGCCCATCCTTTACGGGCAGGATTTTTTCGCCAATGCGAGCCACAAGCCCGGCGCCTTCGCAGCGCCACTCAGGCTCGCAAACGTCCGAATAACAACCGCTTTTTAGGAAAACACGCCCGGAAGTGTGAAAGCTGACCAGCGTGACAACGATGCCAAAGTTTAAGCCGGTCTTGATCATCGCCAGATCGCCAACCTTGAGTTCGCTACCCATTCTTCATCCTCCCCACGTAGAAATACTGTTTTCGGCTGTAGCGCCCGCCATTACTGGCGCTGCGCCTAAATGAAGAAGTGCAGGAGCAGCCACTTTCGGCGCAACTTGCACGCCATGCGCACCCGCAAAACCGCACTCATCCAGCCGCGCATGCCACCGCTCCAGCGCCTCGCGCCGACGCTCCATGGCATCGCGGGTCAGGTAGGTTTCAGTGGTCACGCCCAGGGCATGGTTGATCAGCAGCTCGCCCACCATGTGGTCAACGCCGATATCCGCCAGGCTCGATCGCATCAGCTTGCGCAGGTCATGGCTCGTCCACTGCCGGCCGCTCACCTCACGCATCAGCGCATGGCCGCTGGTGAGTGCCATGGCCGCCCCACCGCGCACCGGGAACAGCCAGGCAGCCTTCATGCGCGCATCCGGCAGCGCCTGCCGGTACTTGGCCAGCAGGCCGAGCACCTGAGCCGTCAGTGGCAGCACATGCTCGCGCCGGCTCTTCGTGTTTGCCTCGGGGATCACCCACACCCGCTCATCCAGCGAGATATGCGCCCATCGCGCCGCCAGCGTCTCGGCGATGCGCGTGCCGTGCGCCAGCATCATCAGCGGCAGCATCCCCTTGGCCGGGTCACGGTTGAACACCTCCACCAGGTGCTGCACCAGCGCCTGCAGGTCGACGCGCGAGAGCGCCGCCGGCTTCGGCCGCAGCTTGCCCTTGTAGAAATCACGGAACGTGGTTCCCGCCAGCGGGTTGGCCTCGATGCGCCCTTGCGTCTCGGCCATACGGAACGCCTGACGCAGCCCCTGCAGCGCCTTCTGCACCGTGCGTGGCGCCAGCTCCTGGTGCATCGGGAATACCAGCTTATCGTCCAGCAACACCCGATCCAGCTTGCGCAGCGCCACCTTGCCCACGCGCGGGATCACATGCCGACGCATCAGCGAGCCCATGCTGCCGCGATACTTCTCGCTGCGCGTCCGGTCGCCCTCGATGCGCGAGAGCCACCACTCCACCACCTCGCCCACGGTGCGCATGCCCGCCTTCTTGCTCGCCACTACAAGCCCTCCCCTTCGAACTTCGCCACCGGCTTGCCGTCCATGTGGTCGGTGATCGCCTGAACCACACCACCCCGGCCCGAGCGGTAGGCCATTGCCACCGACTGACCGGGCGCCGTGACTGTGTAGACCTGCCGCTCATCGACCAGGAACTCCGCAACGGTGTAGCCGGCATCGGTGATCCAGCAGCCGGGAATCTCCCGGTTGTCGCGGTCCTTCTTCGGCGCCCAGCCAATGGTCATGGCGCCAGCTCCTGCCCGCCGCTCAGCTCTACCACCTCGGCCAACTCGCCGTACAACTTGCGGCCGTGCGCCTCAGCAGTGGCACGGCAGGCGAACAGCGCCACCGGCTGGCCGCGATCAGCAGCCAGGCCGAGCTTGTCGGCACGGGAGTACAGGGCGTATCGGTAGGCATTGCACGTGCTGGCGACCTCACTCATCGGGCAGGTCCTTCCGAGCACTGGCCCAGTCGAAGACCACCACCACCCCGCCACCCTCGCGCAAACGATCGACAGTGCGATCACCCAACGCATTCGCCAGCCCCTGGGCAAACAGGTTTGAAATCACGATGGTCGGCTTCATGTCCTCGTACCGGGCGTTCACCACCTCGAACATCAGCATTCGCTCGAAGTCCGTCCCGTAGCTGGCCCCCACCTCATCGAGGATCAGCAGCTCCGGCGCCCGGAAAATCTCCAGCGCCTCGCGCTCAGACTGGGCCGCATCCTTGCCGTAGCTCGCCTTCACCTGCTGGCAAACGCGCGAAACGGTCGTGTACATCACGTTGCAGCGATGCTTCTCGACCACCAAGGAGGCGATCGCGGCCGCCAAATGGGTCTTGCCGTTGCCCACATGCCCCAGGAGCAGCAGGCAACGCCCGGCCGCCTGGGCATCCGGAAACCTCTCCGCGTAATCGCGGCAGGTAGCCAGGGCCACCCGTTGGCCGTTCGTGGTAGCCCGATAATTCTCAAAGGTTTTTGTCTTGAACCGGGGCGGGATGAGCGCTTGACCAAGCTGCCGCTCCAGACGAGTCGCCACGGCCTGGCGCTGCTGCTCACTGCGTTCGATTGCCTCCTGGGCGGCCTGCCGCTCGAACGAGCAGGACGGGCACCCGGACAGCAGGCCATCGCGCAGCACCGTGGCGATGTAATCGCCGTGAACATCGCACTTCGCAGAGCGAGTGCCGGTGATCCCGGCGGAAAGCTGCAGGCGCGCCAAACTCGCGCCCAGGGTCTTAGAGCCTGTACGTTCCATCAGGGTTGGCCTCCAGGCCTGCGTGGGGTTCTTGGTCAGCCAGGCCCGTGTGCTGGCTGGTGCGGCCAGAGCGTGCGGCCGGGCTGGCAGCGGAGCGGGCGCCAGCCCGCTTGATCGAGGCGACCAGTTCGCGGCACCAGCCGGCCTGGTTGTTCGCCGTTTCACGAGTCAGCCAGTACGAGACGAACTCTGCGATGGCGGTAGGCGTCACCTGATCGGCAGACACACCGATCATCCGCAGATGGGTGGCCAGGCTAAGGTCGTCGGGCTTCCACCCCTCGAACATCTCGAAACGCTGACGCGCCTCGATGCTCGCAACAGCGCCCGCGCCCTGTTGTTGTTGTATATCTCTTCTCTTCTCTTCTCTAGGTAACGCACTTGCTAACGGCTCGGTAACGCTCGCAGCGTTACCTTTTGCGTTTCCCTTCTTGTGGCTGGCCACCCGCAATGCCGTGAGAGAGCGATTCTTCGCGGTCTTGCCGTTATGCCGGTCGAAGTTCGGAATGCTGATCACCCCGTCATCCTCCAGCAGCCAACCGACCGAAATCATGTGATCGCAGAAGCCGCTAACGCCAACCGATCGATCCAGTAACTTTTTGGTAACGCTCGGGGCGTTACCCGCTTCTGTCTGTTGGTCGAACCAGCCCCAAACGCGCAGAAGCTTTCCAACCACTGCATCGGGGTCGATGTCGGCCAGATCGGCTATCTGGCAAACCTCGGGCTTGTCCAGCGTCGTGAGCTCGAACTTGATCCAGTCACCGGCCATGACTAAGCCCTGCCCGGCATCAAGCAGCGCGCCACGTTTCCATGGTGCGCAAATCGTGGCGCGCAGAGCCAAGCGTGATGCCTCTCCGCCTTGTCGCACTGCATCAGTTGGTTCATACTCGGGTCACCTCTCAAGGTGTTGTTGAAGAAGCCGGGCTGCCACCCGGCTTTTTTGTGCCTGCGATTCAGGCTGCCTTTACCGATTCCAGCAGCACTTCCATGGCCACCTTCGCCTCGCCTACGTGGCGCTTGATCTGCTGCTTCTCGTGCTGGCTCACATGCCCATCGGAAAGAGCCTCGACTACGGCCTTGGTCACGTCGGCTATCTCGTCATGCATGTGCAGCACAGCCGCCTGCACCGTGGTCGACTGGGCTGGCTGCTTCGCTACCAGCTCAAACCCGAACTCATGTGCCAGCGCAGCGAGAATGCGGCCGTCCTTGCTGTGCAGCATGATCTGCAGCAGCTGCTCCACGTTCAGGCGGTGCGTGTCGTCGTTGGGGTTGCTGCGGTTCAGCAGGTTGGTGTGCGACATACCCATCAGATGAGCCAGCTGCTTCGGGCCGGCATCCAGAACGGTGTCGTGAATTGCGCGGTGAATCTCTTCCATCTCGGGAAACCTCTGCTCGTTTGTCGTAGCGGCAGCTCTATGGCGGCGTGATCATGGCGGCCATGAACAGCACCGCACCTGTAAAGCTCGGAACCTCACTGCTACGCTCTGGAGCTCCTAAACAACAGCGCGAACCAGGAGGTTCCGATGACTCAAACCGCAAACAAGAACCCAGCAAGCGCGCCAGAAATGGCCGCGCAAGAAGTGCTGATAGCCCTTACCAACGCCGGCGCTTTTGGCAGCGGCGAGGCCGGGCTGATCAATGCGCCAAGCCGATCAGGAGCAACTGCCAAGGCGATGATCGACATCCACCAACAGCTCACGGCGTACTACCGGACTCTGCACGGAGGGCAATAACGCCCGCTGCAATGGCGGCTGCGAGGTCCGTGGCCGCCTTCTGCATCTCCTCCGGACAAAGGTGCTCAGCAACGTTGGGGAATGTGGTCTGGAAGATGCTCAGCGCCAGCTCGCGCTCTGCCAGGGTCAGCTTCTTCTCGCTCATAGTCCGTCGTACTCCTCGGTGGGCCGGGCGGTGTGGGTCATGACGCTTTCCTCGGTGCGGCTCAGGCGGCCTGGGTCTTGCCTGGCTGCGAAGGGAACGGGCGCAGCTCCTCGGCCGTGAACGTGCCGTCAGCATGCTCAGTTACGAAAATGGTCCGCTCTGCAGTGAGCGCCTTGGCGATAGCTGGAGCACTGACACCAAGTGCCTTGGCGATTGCGGCCTGGCCTCGCTCGGCAACCAGATCCGCCAGCTCTGTTCTCTTCATCTCTGTGCCTCGAAGTAACTGCCTCCCAGAGATATTAACCGCCGGTTACCATTACATCAACACCGGCGGTTGAGGAATAGAATTAACCTCCGGTTTAGATTGCGAGCTATGACGAAGAAAAAAGAGCTCTCCCCCGAACTGCGCGCCGAATGCGAGGCGGCGAAGGCCCTGTTTATCTCCAAGAAAAACAGCCTCGACCTCACCCAGGCCAAGCTCGCCGAAGCTGCTGAGATATCGCCGGCGGCGGTCGCCATGTACTTGAATGGCACGAACCCGCTCAATGCGAAGTTTGCGGTGGTGCTATCTCGCCTGATCGAAGAGCCGGTGGAACGCTTCAGCCCAAGGCTGGCGAAAGAGATTGCCGAAATGGCGGCGCCGATCGTTGTCGAAAGCCAGAAGGGATCGTCAGGCCTTGCTATATCTGAACAGTCCGGCACCTACGGCGCCGCGGCGAAGGTGATGGAGATGCTCAGCAAGCACGGCAAGTCGCTAAGGCCCGACCAACAAGAAAGGCTAGAGCGAGCGGTCGCGGATACCTTGGGTGATCAGCCAGAAACAAACCCGCCAGACAACGTAATCGTCGCCGACTTCTCTCGTCGCCCTCTGGTTGGCGATGAGATACGCATCGCGCATTACGACGTTCAGGGCGCAATGGGCAATGGCAAGCTGGTGCACGACTTCCCCGAGATGTTCCGCGACGTGACGGTCAGCCAGCAGCATCTGCGCGACTTGGGCGTCACCTACAAGGATCCTACACACCTGAAGCTGATCACCGGCGTTGGTCAGTCCATGGCACCAACAATCCAGGACAAGGACCCGCTGATCGTCGACGCAAGCGTCCGCGAGTTCACCGGCGACGGCATCTACGCCTTCATATGGCAGGGGCACTTCTATATCAAAAGCCTACAGATCGTTGATGCAGAGCACTTCAAGATGGTCTCCAAAGCGGAGAAGCTGTATCCGCCAGTAGAAATCCGAATCGACGAAACCTACATCCAGGCAAGGGTCCTTCTGGTGTGGAATGCCCAGAAACTCTAGCCTTAACCAGTAACCCTCACGGTCATCGAATGACGAAGATGGAACCTTCGAAGTCTGCAGCGCATCTCAGTCTCGAGGAGCTAGCAGGTGGCGCAAAATTAACCTATAGGTTAACATCATGCGTCTGCTAGTCCTTGAAACGTCTGCTTGGACCGTCACAGCCGTTCAGGAGAGGACGCAGGCCGGTGAATACGACTGCCCTTTTGTGAGTTCCCTGGAGGGGTTAGGGCCGAACTACACCAAGTCCATGGAGGGATTGATGAGCATGCTTGAGAAATTTGCAGCTCATGGCCAAAGGATGCTGAACGATGAGATTTGTCACGAGGCGGATAAGAACGCGAAGATTTTCGAGTTCATAAAGGGCGACTTAAGGCTGCTTTGGTTCTATGGTGATGGGAACAAGATAATTGTTTGCTCACATGTTTTTGTTAAGAAACGCCAAAAAGCACCACCACTGGAGGTAAGGAAAGCCATCAATCTGAAAGATAGGTATGAAAAGCTGATCAGGGACGGCAAAAAAATTGAACTCTTCTTTGAGGAAGAGTAGCGGAGCTTATTATGAGTGGATATTCAAAGCTAAAGTCTAGAAGCAAACAAAGCCTAAATTTCTGGGTTGAGTCTGCAAAACAAGATTTCATGATTTCCGTTCACTCGGCCATGCGTCGAGATGAAATTAGTAAGGCAAAACTTGCTGAACTGGTTTCTTGCTCCCCTGCATACATCACGAAAGTCCTCAAAGGCGATGCTAATTTTACCATTGAGACAATGGTGAAAATTGCTCGTGCTCTAAATTCCAAGCTATGCATTCAGCTTGCAGAGCCGCATCAGTCCATCCGTTGGTTTGGAGTTGTAGAGTCACGTAGGCAGGTAGACCATCGCCCTGCAACCTTCAACCGCCACTGGATCCAAGGTAATGAGCAAGACCTCAGAAAAACTGCACTTCGCGCATCATAGTAGTGAAGAGCTGGGGATAGAGCTTAAACGCCTTATTTACCCCAGGATTTCGATAGAAGCTTATCCCGATCATGATCCGTCGGAAGATCATGGCGAAGGCTCCTACAGAGCTGTAGCAAGCGCTTTATATGAAAAATCGGAGAGACTGCTTCACGTTAACTTCTTCTTCTCAACAGACGAGGAGAACAGAGATAACCACCCATATAAATTTAACTTGCATTGCTACATATGCGCATCGGTAACAAATGACTTCTCTGAATTTGATGACATAAAGAGACAGTCTGCTTACATAATTCTTGGCACAATGCTAATTGGAAGCATGCGCGAAATGGTATGCACGCTAACAGGCCGAGGCCCGTGGGACTCAGTGCTTATGCCTTCATTTAACATTGATGAATTTGTGCTTAACCTGATGCAGAACTACTCGGAAGAGTAAAAAGGCCCCGCTTCTGCGGGGCTTTTCATTCTACCTGCTCGTAGAAAACGGAGCTCGGAATATCAAAAAGGCGCCACCACCTCGTTTACTTCCACCCGCATCAAATCCCCCTCCTCCCCCTCGATCCGCGCATCGCTGTCCGTCGCCGCATCCCAGCTGACCGTCACCGTGCCGTCCTCATGGCGCTCCAGGTTCAGCCCATCGGTCTCCTGCAGCAGTTCCAGAATCGCCCGCCAGGCATAGTCGGGGTCGGTGTCCAACTGGAAGATCTTCACCCGCCGGTTTAGCTGCGCTATCGGCCCTTGAATCATGGCGGACACCCGCAGGCCCAGGCGATCAATGGCGTTCATCGGCGTGTTCTGTTCGGTTTTCGGCATCGGTCTGCGCCTCTCCTTATGCTGTATATCCATACAGTAAGCGAGCACATCGCCAGCACGCAAGCCTCCTTTGGTAGGGCTCGCCTCGAAAATTAAATTAACCGCCGGTATTGACGACAAGAAAACCGGCGGTTAATTTAATCCACAAGCCGCCAGCAACGACGGCCAGGCCGCAAGGCCACCGCTCTTTAACAACCAGCGCCATGAACAGCTAGCCGGGCAACCGGCGAGGCAGCCCCGGCCATCACCTGTGGGGCGACAGAAAGTCAGGTGAACCAACCCGCTACGCCGAACGGCGACCGGCGATCAGAGGTAGGCCGCAGAGGGGCCGAGCCTGACGAGGTGCAGACCAAACCGCGCGAATGACCCAGACGGCGTAGCGAGCAACACAAGGTTTCACTGGCTGGCCTTCTCCAGAGGGCCAGACGGGAAGCCAAATGAAACTGATAGGAGAGCCGCAATGGCCTACTACATCGACGACTACATCAGGCTTTGTGACGTTTGCGCCATGGACGTCGCGACCCTGTGGAACATGCGCAACCTCGTTATCCCATCTCTTGAGCGCGAAGCGGAGCGCTACCGCGAATGCCTGGCTGCGCGGCGTGAAGATGACACTGGCGCCGAATGGGATGGGATTGAGGCAGACCTGCGCAATCTCGATCAAGCCATCGCCAACGGCCGCAAGCGCTGCCAGCGCGAGCCGCAGCAACAGCAGTTGTTTGCCGCCTGAAGGTTTCACTGGCAGCCCTTCCCGCGAGGGGCTGACGGGAAACCACCCACCAGGAGCACCACCCCATGAAGCACATCGCAATCCTCCTTGGCCTGGTGCTGGCACTCGCCGGCACCGCCCAGGCCGCACCCGCGCCGCTCACCTTCTGCACCGGTGGCGAAGGCGGCTTCTACGAAAGCCTCGGCCAGGCCATCGGCAAGAGCATCACCCGTACCACCGGCGCACAGCTGGAGGTGCTCAACACCGGCGGCTCGGTCGAGAACGCCCAGTTGATGAAGGACGGCGACTGCAGCATCGCCATCATGCAGGCCGACGTCGTCACCAGCATGCCGCTGCCATCTGACATCAAGGTCAGCGACGCGCACACCGAGATCGTCTACTGGCTGCACGGCCGCAGCGGTGTCCATGACTTCGGCAAAATGGAGAAAGACAGCATCGCCGAGAAATACGCCTTCGCAGCTGTCTCCGGCTCCGGAGCGCTGGTCACCGTGCGCAACTGGATCAAGACCGACAAAGACTACGAAGGCGCGCGCATCGTCGAGTTCGAAGACTGGTACAGCGCCGCCGAGGCGGTCGCCCAGGGCTACGTCTCCAAGGCTGGCGTGCGTATTGAGATCGCCGGCATGCTCTACATCGGCCGCGCCGGCAAGATCACCACCGATATCACCGAAGACTTCGGCAACCAGATCCTTATCGGCGAGGTCAACGACAGCTCGTTCGCCAACGCCAAGGACGTGAACAGCAACCCGCTGTACACCGCCTGCAGTGTAGACAGCCAGGCAGCCAGCGGCCTCAAGACCAGCACCACCCTGGCGCCAGACACCTACTGCCTGCGCGCCCAGGTCGTCTACAACAACGACTACCACAAAGACCTACCGCCCAAGGAGCAGCGCGCCGTGCGCCGTGCCGTGGACAAAGGCATCAACTCCATCGTCAAGGCCGTGCGCTGATGCTGCGCCTGGCCCTGGCCATCGTGCTGGTGGGCGCTCTGCTCACCACCGCCACCCTCCTGCACATGCTCACCACTGCTTACCTCCTCGGACTTGTCTCGGGCGTTTGGCTTGCGGTGGTTTGGCTTTGGGTGAAGGCGCGGCGGCGGAAGCGGTAGCAGCAATAACGCGAAGAGGAATCACCATGCTCAACCTTGCCGGCCACCAGTATGAAGAGCGCCGCTTGCTGGCCTACGTGATGAAGCACATGCGCAGCCCTACACGCCACAAGCAGAAGCGCTGGGTTGTAGTGACGGGAATGTTCGGCGTCGGCTCTACAGTGGCTCATGCGCTGTGCCGTGAGTTCGACCTAAACCCTGACGACGATCTTTCGAAGTAGGGGTGCCGAGATGCCAAACGTCTTCAAGTTCAACGGCGATGACTGCGAGGTTTCAACCTATGAAGCGGCCGAGGCTCTTGCCGGATTCTCCCTTGATAGGCGCCTGAACTACTACATCACCCAAGAGGGCGAGGTTGAAGAGCAAGGCGTATGCACGCTGCGTTGCTCCGGATGCAGCTGTGGCTGCGAAGGCGGATGCAGTTGCGGCGACATCGGTTTCGGCTGCCATGAGTGCGGCTACACCGGAAAGCGCCGCTTCTATTTTGGTTTCCCGGCCAGATCTCCAGAGGAGAGAAAGCGCGATCGTGAGTCTGATCGCTCTCGCCGAAAGCTGATTCAACAGTAGACACCCAGCACCACCCGCTAAGCGTTGGGCGAACCCGGCGGGCGGGTGGTGCCCGTGCCGCTTCGGCATGCCAATGCGTTAGCGCCGGTCCATCTCAGCCGGCAGATCAGGCGCGCCAACGCCCGGATCAAAGCGCGCACGGGTGAATAAAGCGGTAGCCAGGTGGCCGGTGAATGCCGGCAGCCCTGCAAGCGGCGGGCCTCGCCGCGGGCGACAGAGAGGCCAACCCTACCCCGCATCCAACCACAGGTGCCCACCATGAACGCACTCACCAAAGCCCGCGAGGCCATCGCCGAGCTGGTCGACGCCCTGCGCCAAACAAGCCAGGCCCGCATGGCCGCCCAGGCGCGCCGGCGCCAGCCCGTACCCGCACCGCGCGCCACCCACCTGGTTTGCAGCGGCAACGCGATGATTCGCGTCGTCGACGTAGACACCGGCAAGGTGCTCGGCTTCCGCCGCACCATGCGCGAGGCGCGCTGGCTCGCCAGCCACCTCGAGCGTGGCCTGCACCTGCAACAGTGAGGGCGCCAGCATGCTCCAGCCCCAGCGGCTGCGCTATTGATCGCTACTGCATGTACTGGACGAGCAGATCACGCCCCGGATCGAAGATGTTGTACTGAGCTGCATTTCGAATGGTGAACCCTTGTACCTTCACCATTTTGTTCTGCTGAATAATCGCCTCAAGCAACTCTCGCTCGCCCTGCCCGGCAGAGGCCACTTCCACAATGCCAACCCCGGAAGATGGATTTGCAAAGTGCCCGGGCGAGAACATGATCCAGCCACTCCAAGTGCCTTGCCCATGGAGAACCCGGCCGGTCTGGAGGTAGTTCAGGCGGTATGCATTGGGATCACTCGGGTAACCAGGATCACCCTCGAGGATGAAATCAGCTTCGGCAATGGGTGCCTTCGGATCCTGCTTCTGAGCAAACTTCACCGTACGCATTGAAACCGCGCCAGAGTTCAGAAGCGCATCGCGGTACTGGGCATTGTTGAGGTTCATAAACAATGGCCCGAGGTTCATCTTCTGCATGAACAGGTGCATCTGAGTCGTAGCTGGGCCTGACTTCGCCAGATAGGTGTACAGCGTTTCATCCAAGCTATAACCAGCACCTTCAAAAGCCGCAGACATGTAGCGCCCGAGTACGTAATAGGCCTCAGGCGAACCCTGATTCACCATGGCTAGCTCTTGCTGAAAGCCTTCAACATTTACTGCCCAGGCGCTGTCGATGCGCTCGATCGCCTGGTCAGTAAACGGCGCAGAAGGTAATGCAGCTGCAGCAGCAGAAAACAATGCAAAGCAGAGAGACGTCAGGTACCGAATCATCATCATTCCTTGAGACATTATTGACGCCATCATTCTGCCATCCATCAGAATTAAAGCGCTAGCTAACGCTACCTGATGCCCGCCGGAATCACCTTAGCGTTACCCCCTCTCCAAACCACTTGCATACCGTATCCAGCTATGGAGGCCGGCCTGCAGCTACACGAATGAGGGCACCTGCATGCTCCAGAACCCACACTACAGCAGCCATGCCGAACAACAGGCCGCCTTGGGCTGCGCCGCAGAGTTGGACCCCGTAAAGCACCCTCGCCGCTACGCACTTCAGCAGGCGCGCGAGAAGTTCATCCCGCCCAAGCGCTGCCACCAGCCGGCCAGCGAGTCACGCACACCAGAGCTGCTCGAGAAGGCCCGCGCCTTCACCCACCTGCGCGTCAATGAGGCAGCCAGGGAGCTCGGTATAAGCCGTAGCGTCCTCACCCGTCTGCGGGATGACTACGGCCTGGAGTTCGCACCCTCTCGCGAGAACGCATCAGGTCGCCTCAAGCGCCTGGCCGGCGCAAACCCGACCATGCACGAACTCGCCGCAGCGGCGGAGCTGTCGTACTCGCATACGTACAAGCTCTGCAAGCAATACGGCATAGAACCCGGAGTGCCCTATGGCCAAGACCCAAAAGGACCGTGACGACGCCACCACCAAGCGCCGCAAGGATGCTGAAGAGGTCGAGCTACGACACCGCGTGCGCCCGGGCATCCTCACCATCCTGGCTGAGCTGATGGCCTGGGGCGAACACACCGAGCGCACCGAGTGCCTGCAAACCCTGCTGCTCAACGTCCACGCCCTCGGCCGCGACCAGGCGGCCGCCCTGCTTCAGCCGCCGCGCCACGAAATACGCATCTCGCCCAGCGTGGCGCGCCAGCTCTACCAGCAAGGCGCCGAACAAGCCGGCCGCCTCGATCGGCAAGATCTGTAACCGCTGCTCAGGAGAAAGCCGCAAGTGATCAGCTCCCCCGTCATCCGCTACCACGGCGGCAAGTTCAGACTGGCGCCTTGGGTGATCAGCCACTTTCCCCCTCACACCTGTTACGTGGAGCCTTTCGGAGGTGCCGCAGGCGTGCTCATGCAAAAACCAAGGGCCTACGCAGAGGTCTACAACGACCTTGATGGGGATATCGTCAACCTGTTCCGCGTACTGCAGGCCAAGATAACTCGCGACCAACTGACTGAACTGCTGATCATTACACCCTACGCCCGCGGAGAATTTGAGCGCGCTTGGGAGCCTACTGAGGATTCAGTCGAACGGGCCAGGAGGACGATCATCAGGGCCCAGATGGGTTTTGGCTCAGCTGGAGCAACAAAGGGCCGAACAGGCTTCCGCATCGACACAAAGCGCAAGTACGGAACGGCTCAAGCCCTTTGGCAAGAGTACCCTGAACAGGTTGCGGAAATTGGCCAACGCCTGTCTGGCGTCCTCATCGAGAATCGACCCGCGATCGAGGTTATGAAAGCACACGATGGTCCAGAGACACTCCACTATGTGGACCCACCCTATGTCTTCTCGACTAGGCACGAAAGCGCCAGCAGTCGGCAGTATTACCGTCACGAAATGGACGATGGCCAACATCTTGACCTGCTCAACGAGTTGCTCGAGCTGGAAGGAATGGTGGTGCTGTCCGGCTACTCAAGCGAGATCTACAGACGCCGCCTCAATGGCTGGTCGATGAATAGCACCTCCGCACGAATCAGCGCCTCACGAGGCACCACGGTTCGCGAGGAATACCTCTGGCTAAACCCCTCATGTATGAAGGCGCTCAGCCAGATGGGGTTGGACTTTGGCGAGTATGCCTGACAGACACCTACCGCGAGTTAGATTCGAAGCTGCCAGGTAAGACTGGCGACCAGGTCTTGCCCTTCCTCTTTGCTTTTGTGGATCGCCGTTTAGCTGACTTCCGATAGAAGCCCAACAGGGCTTCTTCAGCAGTCACCGCGAACGCGTCTGACACGCCGTCCAACTTTGGCGTCTTTACCTTTTTCGAGAAAGCTGCCCGCTGCTTTGATACTGGCTTCATTGGTCCCTCCCTAAAACTGCTTGGGTTGCAGCCCATTGATAACTAAATAAGGCCACAACCCATTCAGTTCATACAGAATCAGCCAAGAATATGATCAATCACTTCCTGCATTGTTTTCTTGGCTGTTCTAGCCGCAGGTTGTCTACCAGACTTCTTAACAATAATCTCAAAGTCATATGACTTAACATAGTAGTTCTTTAGCTGCTCTTCCAAGCTTGCCAAATTCTTTTGAAGCTTCTCTATCTCAGTCCCTTGAGGTAAAGCCTCTCCTGGCGGGCTTGGAATGTCAGGAATGATCCGAATAAAGTTCTCCTGACCTTTATATATAATATCAAAGGAGTGGTAGGTCCCCATGTAGTTATCGTCTTTGCCTGCCAGGCGCAGTTCAACAACAACATCTTTATAAGTGGCTTTCCTACCGCTACCGGCGGTGGCGGTCACATCAAAGCCGTTGGCCGCCAGATACTCTTCAAAGGACTTAACAAGTTCACCATTCATAGATGACCTTATTTCGTCATTCTTTGCGGCTCTCTTATCCAGACAAATAGATATTTGCTCTTTTAAGTCTGCAATCTTTTTTACGATTTCCAGTGACATTTTCACTCCTTGACCCGGCCCCATGCCGGCCCCCAAGAGATACCCCATTTCAAGATAACTAGCCACTGGCCAGTAGTCGAAGGCCGGTAAGGACACCTAATGCTCGAGAAAAAGCTGCACCACTTCCATTTCTGCTGCGGCCTGGGCGGCGGCGCCAAGGGCTTCAACCGCGCCCGCCCGGTCGTCGGCAACGTACGAGCTCGCTGGGAATGCCTGGGCGGCATCGACGTTGATCCGGCAGGACTGCGCGATTTCGAGAAGCTAGCCGGGGTGCCAGGCACGCTGATGGATCTGTTCACCCGCGACCAGTACATCCGCTTTCACGGCAAAGAGCCGCCTGCAGGTTGGCGCGAGGCCTCGGCCGACGACGTGCGCCGTGCTGCGCAGAACAAGCGCCCTGATGCCGTCTTCATCAGCAGCCCCTGCAAGGGCGCCAGCGGTCTGCTCTCCGAGAAAATGAGCCTGACCCCGAAGTACCAGGCGCTGAACGAACTGACCCTGCGCTGCATCTGGCTGATGGGCGAAGCCTGGAAGAATGACCCGGTGCCGCTCATCGTCTTCGAGAACGTGCCGCGCCTGGCCACCCGTGGCCGCCACCTGCTCGACCAGATCAACAGTCTGCTGAGTCACTTCGGCTACGCGGTTGCCGAAACCACCCACGACTGCGGCGAGTTGGGCGGCCTGGCCCAGTCCCGCAAGCGCTTCCTGCTGGTCGCCCGCCACGTCGAGAAGGTGCCGCCCTTCCTGTACGAGCCGGAGAAAAAGAGCCTGCGCGCCGTCGGCGATATCCTCGGCCGCATGCCGCTGCCTGGCGATATCGAAGCCGCTGGGCCGATGCACCGCGTGCCCTCCCTGCAGTGGCAGACCTGGGTGCGTCTCGCCCTGGTGCGCGCGGGCAGCGACTGGCGCAGCCTCAATGAACTGGCGATCGAGGATGGCCGCCTTCGTGACCTGATCATCGTGCCGGAATACCGCAGCGGATACCTTGGCGTACACGGCTGGGACGATACCAGCGGCACCATCGCCGGCCGTAGCAGCCCCACCAATGGCGCGTTCTCTGTGGCCGATCCGCGGTACCGGCAGGCAGCCAACTGGAACCACGGCCAGCAGTTCGGCGTCATCCGCTGGGACGATTCGTCTCCGACCATCCCCGGGCAGACCATGCCCGGCCAGGGTACCTTCAGCGTTGCCGATCCCCGGTACCACAACTGGCACAAGGGCGCGAGCAGCCGCAAGCTGCACGTCGGCAAGTGGGACGGCCACACCGGCACCGTGACCGGTTCGCAACAGGTGGCCAGCGGCGCCTTGTCGATCGCCGACCCGCGCCCTAACTGGAACCGCCACAGCGGCAACTACCGCGTTGTGCCGTTCGACAAGCCGGCCGGCACCATCATCGCCGGCGGCAAGGGTGTACAGGGTGGCCAGCAGTCGGTCGCAGATCCTCGCATCCTGCACCGCGGCAAGGGCGATAACTACCTCACCGGCGGCCACTACGGCGTGATCCCGTTCGACCAGAACTGCGGAGCGATCGCCGCCAGCTCACGCTACGACAGCGGGCGCTTCAGCGTTGCAGACCCGCGCATTCCAGCAGCCAATGACCGCCTGACCTGCATCATCCGCAGCATCGACGGAACCTGGCACCGCCCGTTCACCACCCTGGAGAAGGCAGCACTGCAGAGCCTGGTCGATCCCGAGGAACAACTGATCCTCGACGGCCTGAGCGACAAGGACTGGAGCGAGCGCATCGGCAACGCAGTGCCACCGCATGCAGCAGAAGCGATCGCCCACGTCATGGGCACCACCCTGCTACTGGCCGCCGCCGGCGAGACCTTCATGCTCAGCAATATGCCTGTGTGGGTGAGACCGGTGGCTGTTGGCTTGAGCGTGGCAGAGGTTCCGCAGGCATGAACCTAATCGTCAGCGCCCCGGTTGCGCTCTTCGCTCAAGAGAATCTTGAAGCTGTGAAAGGCCACTAGGTGCCCGCCGCCTTTGTTGCGCCAGGCCTCATGCGCGCTGCGGTAAAGGCTATCCACCTCGGCCATCACGCGGCGGTAGCGCTCAACCTCGAGCACCAGCCGGCGCATCTCAGGATGTTCAGCCCATATCCGGCGCAGCTCTCCCTGCGTCACCGGGCGAAAGTCAGGTAGTCGATAGCTCATGGCGAGATACTGTATATAAAAACAGTATTCTTCCATGCTGCGCGCCAGTCGTCATCGCCGCCCGTCAGCCGGGCAGCCGCAACGCAAACCCAAACAGGTCACGACCCATGAACGCACCCACCTACTGCCGCACCACTGGCTTGCGCGTAAACACCTGCCAGTGCCTGCGCTGCAAGCCGATACAGGAGCCAGCGCCATGCCCCTCACCCTGAACGCCTGGCACAGCCCGGAGCACCAAGTCTGGCGCATCCCGGTGATCTCCATCACCGGCGAATCAGCCCTCATTACCATCAGCGGCTACTACACAGCCTTCGAGCTCCGCGCGATCGCGCGCCAGCTCATCACCATCGCCAATGACTCCGACCAGGGCGAACAAGGCCCGGCCACCTACACCGTCGAGGACTAAAACATGCAGCCACTCATCTACGTGGCCGGCCCGTACCGGGCGGCTACTCGGGACATCATTGCCCAAAACATCGACGCCGCCCGCGTGGTCGGCATCAGCGCCGCCGCCCTGGGCTGGTTCCCCGTCATACCTCACGCCAACACCGCGCACATGGAGCTCGACCTGCCCGAGCTCGGTGACGACTTCTGGCTACGCGGCACCATGGAAATGATGGAGCGCTGCGACGCGGTGGTGCTGGTGCCTGGCTGGGAGAACAGCGCCGGCACCAAAGCCGAAATGGCCCGCGCCGACGCACTGCGCATCCCCATCTTCCGCACCCTCGACACCCTACCCAGCGCCCGCGCGTTCATCGAATGGCTCCACGCCAACGAAGCCCGCGCCAGCCGCCTGCACGCCGCGAAGGCATGACCGTGCGCCAGAAACAAGGAGAACAGCATGACACCTGAAGTTGAGAGGAAGCGGAGGGAGCTGTTCGGCAAATGGTGTGATGAGCAAGGTCATGGCCGAGCGTCAAACCGGCGCATGCTGTGGCCTGCATTCAACGCCGCCCTGGATAGCATTGAGATCGAATTGCCGGATGTTCGCACCGCAACGCACATCGCCTACTTCAACGCAGACGTGATCGACGCCATCACCGCCACTGGCCTAGGCCTGCGCATCAAGTAACCCCCCACCCCATCCCCTTTCTATCTGCCCACATACATGGGCGGGAGGATTTGCTGTGTCCGAGATAAAAGAACGACCAATCCTGTTCAGCGGCCCGATGGTGTGCGCGATTCTTGAAGGCAGGAAGGGCGGCACACGCCGGCCGGTGAAGCCGCAGCCAGACTTTCTCGGCTCGATGACTGACCCCAACACACCGTTCAAGACGCTGGGCGCCGGCCTGCATGGCCAGATTGTCTGCCCTTACGGCAAGCCAGGCGAACGGCTGTGGGTACGCGAGAGCTTCTACGCCTTCGGCCGCTGGGAGACCCGCTATAGCCAGAAGAGAAAGCGCGACCTGTGGCACTTCATCGACATGACGCACGATACCGGCCGGGAGTACCAGTTCGAGGCGCCGGTTGGCCAGCACATCAAGATTCCACGCAGCAGCGTCACCCCGTCATGGTGGAGGCGCCCGTCGATCCACATGCCGCGTCACGCTTCCCGCATCCTGCTCGAAATCACCGCCGTCCGCGTCGAGCGCCTGCATGATGGTGATGGCGAAACAGCTTTCGAGAGCCGTTATCTGGCCGAAGGAATCAACGAAATCCACCACGGCGATGGCGAGTACTACTACCACGCCTTCCAGAACGAGCCCGGCCCTGGAAACTGGTGCGATCCATTTGATGCCTGGCGCGAGTTGTGGGTGTCGATCAACGGCATCGACAGCTGGAACGCCAACCCCTGGGTCTGGGTAGTCGAGTTCAAGCGGGTGACCCCATGAAACTGATCACGCTTGAGAAGGTGAGCCA